ACCTTTATTGGCTAGAGAACAAGCAGAATATAAATATCCAGCACTTACTGAACCTATATTAGGTACTAGAGATCTGTTTAAGATTTCTCCTGTTGGTGGAGAGGATACTGCTGCTGCAAAACAAAATGCATTAATACTTAATAATCAATGGTCACATCGTATTAATAGAACTAAATTAGTTGATGATATTGTACGTAATGTCGTAGATGAAGGTACTGTAATTGTTAAAACAGGATGGGATGCGGAGGAAGGTACTAAGCTTGTAGAAGCTGAAGAACCTGTCTATGCTTCTCCTGAAGAATCTTTGATGATGATGCAGCAACAAGTCCAAGCTGGACAAATGTCACCTGAAAAAGCTCAGGCAATGCTTGAGACAGGTGAACCTGTAATTAAAGGTTATAAGACTATTTATGTAGAGGAAGAGACTCTAGTAAAGAATCAACCTTCTTATGAAGTATGTATTAATGCTAATGTTACTATTGATCCTACATGTGAAGGTGTTATTGCTGATGCCTTATTTGTTATTCATGAGTTCGAGACGTCGTATGCTGAGCTTAAGGCTGATGAGTATTCTAAAGATGAAGAGTCTGGTGAGGAGTACGGTTTCTATCACAATATAGATATGATTAATCTAGAGGGTGAAGGAAGCGATGTATATGATGAGTTTAAGTCAGTTGAGGCTAATAACTTTAAATTTAAAGACAAAGCACGTAAACAACTTAAAGCTTATGAATATTGGGGATACTGGGATATTCAAGATGATGGTAATTTAGTAGCTATTGTTGCTACATGGATTGGTAGTACTTTAGTTAGACTAGAGGAGAATCCATTTCCTCATGGTAGATTACCATTCTCTGTAGCTACTTATATGCCTGTTAAGCGTGAAGTACATGGACAGCCTGATGCACATTTACTTAAAGATCAACAAGATTCTGTAGGTAAAATGACTAGAGCTATTCATGATATTACTGCTGAACAAGCTGTAGGACAAGAGTTTATTGACGAACGTCTATTCCCTTCTCCTTCTCAAAAGAATGCTTATGAGAAAGGTAATACAGTATATTATCGAAGTGGATTTAATCCTAAAGATTCTATATATAAGAACTCTGTGCAACAAGTAGGATCAACTCCATTTGATGTAATTAATTGGAATGAGACTAAAGCTAAAGAGATTACAGGTACTAAAGGAATGGGTGGTACTGGTCCATCTGGTAAATTAGGTGGTAATTCTCAGCAAAAAGATTCTTTAGATGCTGTTGCTAAAAGAGAGTTATCTGTTCTTAGACGTATTGCTGCTATGTTTGTAGATATGGCTAGAATGACTATTGCTATGAATCAAGTATTCTTATCTGAAGAAGAGACTGTACGTATTACTGGTGATGAGTTTGTAACTATTAGAAGAGATGATCTTGAAGGTTCATTTGATTTAGCTGTTGAGATATCTACTCCTGAGAAGGATGAGGATCAAGCTACTAAGATATATAAATTAATGCAAACTAATGCTGCTAATATGGATCCTGAGATTGTAAAGATGCATTATGTTAAAATGGCTGAACTTTGGAAATTACCAGATTTAGCTGATAAAGTGGCAGAGTATCAACCAAAACCAGATCCTATGCAACAAGAACTTGCTGCTTTACAGATTGAAGAACAGAAGTTAAAGATTGCATTGGCTATGAAACAACTTGAAGATTATGATAGTAAGATATTTGAAAGATTATCTAGAACAGATGAGAATGCTGTAAGTGATGCTGCTGTTAAACAAGCTAAAGCTGAACAAGCTCTTGCGACTGCTGAGAAGATTAAAGCCGAGACAGATATCTTGGATCAGAGTTTTTTAATGGTACAAAGTGGACAACAACGTAAACAAGATATTGAGGATCAAGAGTATTCTGCTAACGTTAATGCTGCTAAAGAGCAACAAAAGACAGATGCTCAAGCTGGTATCGAACATATAAAGAATGCTTATTCTCGAACACCGGGAAAAGTTTTATCTGAAATATAATATAAAGGAAGTTTAAATGCAAGTACCACAGCAACAAGGACTAGAGACTTCAATGCCTCAAGACAATAAGAATCCTTATATAATTCCTAATGTGGCTTTAGCACAAGCTAATGAACGTTTAAGAAGAATTGATCAAATGAAGTTAGCACAAGCTCAACAAGCAGGTGCTGAGGCCGGTAAAGCTGAAGCCGAAGCCGAGATAATGGCTGGATTAGGAGCATTAAGCCAACCAGCTCCAATGTACGCTAATCCAGGTCTTGGGTTAGTTTAAGGTTAGGACGTTACAATACGTTCACTTAATAGGCAATGCTTTAGCAACCTACGACCAAGTCTAAACTTGCGGTCGATAAACTTTAAGTTTAGATGGTTAGATGTGAGGCATTGCCTTAGATATTAAATAAAATATAGAGGATTTATTATGGGACAAAGATTAGTAGTTGATAGAGTAAATGGTGTAGTTATGGGTAAACTTACAATAAAAGATTTTACTAAGGAACCTAGAAAAGACCAAGTAGCTGCAATTGAACTAGTGAGTGAAGCTGGTGATACAGCAGAGATTGGTATTGCAGATATAGAAAGTCTTGGCTTATTTGGTGCAGATACTATTGTTGATAGTACTGCTGCTGGTACAGATGTACCTACGCTAACTGCTGACTTTAATGCACTATTAGCTTCACTAAGAACTATTGGTATCATTCAGTAATTAACTGATATACTATAACGACCAACATAACTGTATGTCGATAAACTCTGAACTTATAAAGGAGTAAGCAATGGATTCGTCTAACTTACAAGAAACACTAGCTGATATCAATGCTGTTATTTCCGATTGGGAAGCAGATATTGAAAAAAGCGAAGCTTTAAAACGTATGAAACAAACTAAAGATTACAAGCTTGTTTTTGCAGAAGGCTATATTAATACCGAAGCTAAAAAGTTATTTGAAATTCTTACTGACCCATCTGGGGCAAGTTGCTACTCACCTGAACAAATTCATTTGAGGTTAGAGGCAATTAGTCACTTTAAAGGCTATGTAGGTACTGAGGATTTTCCCGGTACTGTAGAAGAAGAAGCGAGGTACGCATTTGAATCAATTCAAAGAGAACGTACGTATCGTCAAGATATAACAGCAGAAAATGCTAAAGTAGAGGAATAATAATGGCAAAAGAAAATGAAGAAGCAGAATTTAACGAAGATATATTTGAGTCTATGTTAAATGGTTCATTCGAAGAAGAAAGTGTTGAAGAAGACGACATCGAAACCGATGAGGTAGAAGATGCCGATGAAGATATCGACAATGAAGAAGACGGTGAAGACAACGAGGACACAGACCAAGATGAGGAATCTGAGGATGATGACGAACTTGATGAGGATGGCGACGGTGATCCTGATGAAGAGTTAGAAGACGAAGAGGATGATGAGGAAGAAGACACTCCAGTAGAAGAAGATGATTCAGATGATGAAGACGAAGATGAAGAAGACGAAGATGAGGACTCAGACGCTGAGGAAGATTCTGAAGATGAAGATCTCGACGAGGAATCAGAAGACGACCCAGAAACAGACGAGCCTAACGACGGTGATGCTCCGGAAACTGGTGAAGTCGATTATAAAGCCTTCTATGATGCTGTAGTAAATACAGAGTTCACTGTTAATGGTAAAAAGTCGAAAGGCTTCTCGGATCCTAAGAAGATTATACAGTCTATGCAAATGGCTGGTGGCTTCTCTGAGAAAATGGCTGGCTTTAAGAAGTACAGACCATATATGGCTCCTTTACAAGAAAGAGGTATGTTGGAAGATCAGACTAAGTTTGACCTTGCAATGAATATTATTGACGGTGATAAGGAAGCAATCAAGAAACATCTTGAAGCTCTTAAAATTGATCCATTGGATCTAGATATGGAAGCTATTCAGTATGAAGGTAAGGCTGCTACGGCATCACCTGCTTCTATTGTAATAGATGACTCTATCGAACGTGCTAAGGGTGGCGGATATGAAGATCGTTTCAGACAAGTTATTGGTAATGACTGGGATACAGAAAGCTTTAATGAGTTTGTTGATAACCCACAAGTTAGAAGTGACTTGCTAGATCATATGGAGTCTGGTGCTTATGAAAAAGTACAAGATAAGATATCTGAAATGAGTAGACTAGACTTTAACGGTGCATTTGGAAATTTAAATACCATTGCAAAATATCGTGCAGCTGTTCAACAACTTCAAGGTGATGCTGCGGCTGAGCCAATAGTTGAAAGAGCTCCTGAAGCTAGACCTGCTCCAAAGGTTGTTAAAAAGAAAACTTCTGTTAGTGCTGAAAAGGCTAAGATTAAGCAAGCTCGTAAAGAAGCTGTTTATAAAGAAGAAGTTAAGGCTAAGAATGCTAAAATTGCGAAGCAACGTAAACGTGCTACATCAATGAGCAAGAAAAAGCCTAAATCAAAACCTGCGGCTAAGTTTGATCCTATGAAGTTAGAAGGTGATGACCTTCATGATCATATGGATTTCTTAATTAATGGCGGTAGATAAGGAGTAAGATCCTATCCACCCCCAAACCAATAAATTATAAGGAGACTTAATGTCTACAAAAACTCTATTTAACACTGGTGGCTTAACAACTACTGATATCGATGAACAGTATAATGATAAGTTCTGGTCAAAAGGCGCAATCATGGAAGCTATGCGTAAGCGTACGTTTACACAGCTTGGTGATAGACTGACTCAGCCTAAGCATTATGGTGATG